GCATACCACCTTGCACTTCCATTCATAACATATAGTGTTCCATTTTGAGTAAGAGTTGTATGTTGTTCAGTGCTACCAACTCTTGCACTCACATAGTCCGAGTCTACAATTGCAGAAACCGAACCAGAATCCACACCACTGACTCTTGCACTTACATAATCTGAATCAATTAAATTTAATGTTGCAGCAGAGTCTACAGATTGATCACCAATTTCTTCTCTCACCCTTGTAACAAAAGATGGTGTGAGATCCATATAATTACGCAAGTCTTGTGGAACATACTTGCCTTTTGTCCCATTCCATGTTAAACACATTTGAGGAACAATTCTTGGTGACTCTTTTATTCTTACTTGAGTCTTGTGTTGTTCTTGTGAATGTTGAAAAAACATAAAGATTTCACCGTCACCACTAGAGTCAACTTTTAAATCTTTTATCGTTAGTGTACCATTCATTGCTTGATGATTACCACACTGATAATTCAATGTGTCTGGTGCATCTGCAGGAACAACGAATGTCACGGTTGCGTCTGTACCAGAACTACCTGCACCTCTTGAGTTTGTTACACCACTTGTGTATTCTCCTCCATATGTTCCCTGAGACCATTCACCATTACTATCAGTTGTAAGATAGAATGGATGTCCACTTGTGGTAGAATCTAAAACAAAGTTGTATGTGTTACCTCTGTAAAGAGGCCCTAGAGTTGGATTACTTCCAGTAGCAATACCAGAAAAAGTATATGCACCTGTCTCCGCACCAATATTGTAATTTTGTGTAGAAGTGTTTAATGTGGGTAATGTTATAGTTGTAGGAACTTGCCAAGTAAGTCTTTGAACCTGTTGTGGTGTACTTGTAATACCTTCAAACGCAACTGTATAACTACTATCGTATGTCACCCAATCTACGAGGTTTGCATCGCCTGGTTCTTCAATCCATTTTAATTTTATAGAGTGAGTCTGTGTAGAATTTCCGTTTGTATTGTATGCAGCAAAGTTATCAAGTTGGTATGTCCCTGCTTTATACAAAGGTACTTCACCTTCATTAGACAAACTAATTGGTGATCTTGCATATGGTAATGTTGTTGGGTTCCAACTCCATAACCAATGTGCATTCTGACCTGCGCCACGAACATCAGTCGCAAAGTTTAATGTTTCTGGTTCAATTGTATTATCAATGACAGTTGTCAATCTATCTGCAGAAACTGTACCTGCAGAATCTCTAACTAAACTTGCGAGTCTTCTATTTCTTGATATTGCCATTCTTTTATCCCACAGTTCCAGTTACACTAAACGAGTCGGTGATCTCACCAGTAGCAGATACAGTTTTTAATTCAAAATAACTAAATCTAAAACTTGCAGCAAATGTAATAAACTCTGTACCACTTGCTGTAGATTGAAAAGCAATATCACCTAATGAAGTAGGCATTGCATCTATATATCTAACCTGCATTGTTGTATTGTTATGACTCGACATAATAGATAATGTGACATCCGCATACGTAGGTGGTTTGTCTGCTTTTTGCATTCTGGTTTGGTTATCAAGATTAGTTACCTGATTTCTTAGTATCCATTGATACATCTCAGAATAACTTTCCATATTCTCATCTAAAAGGATATCACACGATAATTCATTTATGGTCAAAGACTCGCCAGGAAATGGTATACTTTGCATCCTTCGTACAGGCATTTCTGCAGATGGCATTATTAGGCCTGGATGCGTAACCTGTTGACAAAAGAATTCTAGATTAGGAAAATTCTTTCTGTCAATAACCAATTTAAAACTGGTTGGTTGTAAGTAATTAAAATTGTCTGTTAAATCTGCCATAACACTATTTATACAAAAAAATAGTTAAAAAAAAGGTGGGGAAAACCCCACCTCTTTATTTTTTTTAAAGTAGTCCTTATGATCCGAGGATGTTGTCCACGCGGAAAATACGGTAGTACTGGTTAGTCTTAGATGTTGCAAGACCATCGTTAGGTGTTGAACCAACGTATGGGTTAGAGACCATGCCGTAGCGAGTCTTAAAACCAATTTTTGGTTGGAATGTTTCTTCACCAACTGCACGAACCATTGTTAATGGTACGTATGGGCAATAGAACACACCTGCGTCATATGGGTTAGTACCCTTATAACCTACGTTACAGTAATCTACTGTTGCGTATGGATCGATGTACACTCTCATGCGTCCGTTTAGAACACCTGCGAATGTGTTACCTGTGTCATCCACATTTAAGTTTGTGTTCATTGCAGGAGCATAGTCTAGCATACCTGATGCTGCAAGTGCAGAAGCAACGTCAGAAGAACACACCATGAAGTTACCTTTACCTCTTCGTGTTTCTTTTGCGATTGTGTTTGCTTCACGCTCGATCTGGATGATCAGACCTTTGATACGTTCGATTGACCAACGTCCGTCAGCATCGTTTGCTAAATCAAAGATACCGTTTGTTGTGACGTTTGATGTCAATGCACCAGTTTTCGCCTGTGCGTTGATTGTACGTACAACTTCACGGTTGATCTCAGCCATGATCTCTGTTGACAAGATGTTTGCCAACTCTGTCTCTGCGTCAAGACCATGAATTGCTTTCAAGTCTTGTGCGAGTTCTAGTGAGTACTCAGCTTTTAACGCACGTGATTTTGCAGTCACGGTTGCTTTTTCAATGGTGAAACCCATTTCTGCGAAAGCAGAGTTAGGATCTCCAGCTGCTGATCCAAGACCTTCAGCGTCTGCTGTTGACATACCACCACCGAAGTCTGCAGCAGCACCTGCAGAGTCAACTGCAGCAAGTGTACCAAGACCAGATGTGTCGTTTGATTGTGTTGATGCTGAGTCACCTGAGAAACCAGATACTGGTTCGTTGATTGCAAGTGCTTCATCACCTGAAGTTGCGCCAGCACGTGTAGTTTTGTACTGTGACTTCATTGCGAAGATTAGACCTGTTGGGCCTGACATAGGTTGAACACCACAGATGTCGTATGCCATTAGGTTTGGCATTGCACGTCTTACGAGTGCGATAAGAACTGGATTCCAGTTCGCAACATTTGCGGTTGCGTTTGTAGGCACAGCTTCGTGTAGTTGCTGTGATTGTTCGTTCATTTCACGCTCTTGGTTTTCCAAGATCGCGGCAGTAACTGCTTTACGATGGTTATCTGTGATTGCGCCTGCTGACTCTTCGTTCAATACAGGTGCCCACTTTTCCATCAACTTGTCATATGATGCTGTCATCATTTTTTTGGACTCCCAATTATTTGTTAGTTTTTTGGATTGCTGATAGATACTGAGCCATCACGTCAGATGTTGCTTCTACTACAGCATCACCGTCTTCGACTGCTTCTTCAATATCAGCAGACTCAGTAGTTTTCTTTGTGAAGTATGATTCTTTGATAGTTTTTACTTTTTCTGCGAAAGTTTCTTCACTCTCAAAGTCTACATCTTCGGCGAGTTTTTTAAGTTTTTCAACTTGTGTTGCTGCAAGACCTTCAGATGCTTCTGCGATTACTTTACCTCGCTTCAACTCTTCTAGTTCTTCTTGCATTTCCATTTGCTTAGAAATTGCTTCATTAGAGGCTGCCTCTAACTCTTCAACTTCTGCAGCAAGTTCGTCAACAAGATCTACCTTAGACTCAGGTACTTCGATGTAAGATTCTGTAAACAGATCTTTCAGAGATGTCATAAACTTCTCTGCAATCTCAGTGCGTAGACCAGTTTGTAATGCAACTTTGTTGTCATCCATCCACTGTTCAACTACGTAGTTTAGGTAATTATCGACCTTTTCAACGAGATCCGCTTTTGTTGAAGCTACTTCTTCAGCGAGTTCTTCGTTATACTTTTCTTCAAGACGATCAATCTCTTCGGACAATTTTGATTTAATTGCCGCTTCAAAAATTGTTTCTGCTTTACCTTTGAACTCATCGGATAGAGTTGCCTCTGATTCGACAAGTGCGTTAAGGTCATCAGTGAAATCTACAGATACGTCAATATCTACTTTCTCTGATTCCGCAACTACTTCGCCTTCAAGGTCTTCGAAACCCTCTGCTTTGTACATGGCAGTAAGTTGAGCTTTATTCATTCCACCCATTCTTTTTACCATACCAGCCATTAATGCTGCTTTTGTTTTAGGCATTGGATCTTGTTTGGTGTTGTCACCTTTACGCTTTGGGGCGCTTCCAGTGGCGTCACCTGCCTTATCTGTTGCAGCGACTGACTGTGCTTCAGCATTCTTTGGATCGTGCGCTTCTTCCACAACTTCGTCTGTTACTTCGTCATGGAGTTCTTGATCCTGAACTTCTTCAGTCATATTTGACTCCTTTGTCATTTAGATTTGAGTAACGAGAGGAAATTTTTAAACTCACGAACCTGCGTCTCGTAAAGATCAGATCGCGGAGCTTTCTTAATTTCAGTCTCCATTTGTTCAATTGTTTGCGCCTCGATAATACCGTTGTTCCAAACCCATTCTACACCTTCCATAACTCCATTAACAAATGCGCTAGGTGCGGATGGATCTTGAACAATATCTACTGCATTCAACATAAAGTCTTCCTGCACTATCATTGCGTCACTACCGTTCTTCAAACTTCCCATACCACGAGTCGATACGCCTAGATTGACACCACCATCGAGCAAACCCTGAACGATTTTACCCATAGGAGTTTCCAATATAGTCGCTTTACCCACAACATCGTTCCCTTTCCATTTAAGAGATTCTATTTTGTGGGAAACCTTATCTAGATTTACAGTCGGGCCTTCTGGATGATTCAATTCACCCACTGCTCTACCCTTTGATACCTGTTCACTATTATACTTACCTAGTGCTTTTTCCATTACAGGTTTTGGATAGATCCGACCATTTCTATTCTTTTGTTCCGCTTGCATGAAGATACCTTCAATTATGTACTTCTTCTTCCCAGACTTCTCATCCTGTTCGGTGAGAACTTCTAGGTTTTGCTCGGTATATTCTGCAATCAGTTTCATTTCTTTAATACCTTTACCATTTCGGATGCGGCCTTTTCTGCCTCACCCTTACTCTTGTATACATCTAATCTGTCACCGTCTACGTATGCAGCAAACCCTTTTGGTTCTTTGTATACCATAATCTGGATACGACCTATCTTCTTGTTTACAACAAGTTGACCTTTCGGTTTGCGTCCCAATGACTCTCTTATTTGATCAAATGTTTTCATTTAATTTATATTATTTATAATTTCTTATTCTTTGACATCAAGATTCTTCAGGTAACGGATCGTCTTGCCGTTCTCCGTCCTCGTCATCCACTTCGACTTCAACATTATCACTGGGCTCTTGTACTCCTTGATCGGCATCTTCCAAGGATGTCGGTTCCTCGTGTCCTTCTTGATCATCGGTTTCGTCATCCAATTCGAGTTCGAGTTGTTCATCATCTATCTCTTCAACTTCATCTTCAATTTCTTCTTCTGCACCATTATAGATCTGATCCGCTAAACGAATCTTCTCTTGATCAAGTACATCCTGTACTTTTGCAGACATCATATCGCCAAAAATTTTATTTGCTTTGTTCCAATCTTGATCCAATGCGTGTTGGATCATTGTTTGTGTATCTTCACTCATCTTCTTTTTCATCTCCTTTTACAGGTTTCAATTCAAATTTTTGTCCAGCAGTTGGAGAATTATCTGGTACTTCCTGTTCTTCTTCACCATCATCTTCTCCATCCATTTCTTTATTCATATTTTCAATATCTTCATCGGATAGATGCAGAACATTTTTCTGTACCCATTCCTTAGAAAAGTATTCTCCAACATAGTTAGAAACCCTATCAAGACTTTCCAATCTGTTTTGAAATACTTCTGCATCACGTAGTTCTGTAAAGTGATTGTCTTTTACATAATCAACTGTGATATCATTCTTCCATGTATCCCAATCTTCCTCTGTACAAATACCTTTCATAACGAGTTGTTTCTTTAGGATACCATAGAAAAGGTGAGAGAACCTCATTCTCAGTCTGTCAATAAACTTCTGGAACTTTAATTCGTCTCTGTTAATTTCTGTAGATCTACCAAGAATACCTTGAACAGATTCTGTATCCAAACGAGACATTGGTACGTTTAGTGAACGATACATTCTCTTTTGAAAATAGATAATGTCTTCGATCTGTCCCAAGTTCTCACCGCCTGGTAATGTAGTGATCTCAGTACCTCGACCACCTTCACGTCTTGGTAACCAGAAGTCTTCAAGTAGTGATTGGTGTTTACGATCATCACGGATCTCACCAGTCTTAGCATCATACACAAGTTTGTTTCGGTAACGTGCCATGATATCTTTCATGTACTGTTCTGATTTACCACGAGGTAAGTTACCAACATCAATGTAGAATATTCTACGTTCTGGTGCACGTGCAAGTCTGTAAATAACCAAAGCATCTTCCATCATTCTTAACTGATTGATTGGTTTCAATGCCTTGTGCATGTGTGATACAATTTTTTTACGATCCTCTGTCAACAATCCAGATGTGACATATGACACAGAATCGTTTGTCATCTTAATGCCACTAGTTGATGACCCAGGCTTCTCTTGATAGATGAAAAACTCTTCAGTCTTTTCTACTATCTTTGCACCAGTAACAGGATCTTTTTTATACTTGACCTTTTTAACTTTACGCATCTTAGATGCATCAATGGGTCTCAACTCTTGAATACCCTCTTTAGGGTTTGCTTCGTTTAAGACTAGGTGGTGATACAAACGTCCGTCTACATACCAACGTCTGAATATGTCATGACCTAGTTCTTTGAAGTTCAACATACCATAAATGTAATCAAATTCTTCTTTAATTAATTTTTTGATTTTGTCTGGTGCATCTACGTCATCCAGATTAATATCAAGTGTTTGTTCTAGTTCACTGCCAGTAATTGCTTCGTTAACAATATCTTCGATTGCGGCGTCCACTTCTGGATGCATCGCATTTCCGCGATATTTCATTATTAATTGATAGTTGTCCTTTGAATCATCACCATCAAGGTTTAGATACTGACCATAGTGTGTACCAGAGGCAGTTGCATAACTACCACCCTCATCGTCCCTTGGGGGAACAATGGATGGAAGTTTTTCTTCATCTTTGTTTTTGGCACGTTTGATTTCGAAACCAAATAACTTTAAACCATTATTTTCTGCCATAGTAGTCCTCAGATAAAATAATAGGGCGGCAGTATTACCGCCCTATCTGTTATTTAGTTACGTTGTTGTATTGGATTCCCAATACTGATATACCCATGTACATGTGAATCTTTCGATGTTGTCATTGTCACCGAATGATAATGGGATAGGTGCGAGATCCTGTGGATATGCACCACGGAAGTTATATGTTTTTATAACATCGCCTTCACGATCCAACTGTTCAACTTTAAGATCTGCTTCGTATGCAACTGGAACCGCAAGACCTGTATTGGCATTGTGTCCGTTGATACCATTCATCCAACGCTCTAGTGCGTCACGGATTGCGAAATCTGTATCGTTGATTATAGTTGTTGTCCATTCAGCAAATGTACGATCCCCTGCCATTTTTAATTGGCGACCTCGGAAAGGTACTAATATTTGACCGAATGTTGATCCAGGCAGTTCCGCTGCTTCAACTAAGAAAGATGTAAGTTCTGGGTTACCATCTGCAAATGCAGGATAGTTAATGGTAACTTGGAAGAGATTAGGACGTGCGCCCCCACCTCTTAGTTTTGCTTTGAAATCGTCTACTCCTAAAATTGCCATTGTTTACCTCCTTACACCGTTCCTA